AACATGCGCGTCTTCAGAGAGTCAGCACTTGGGGCCTTAAGAACACTGTCAGGATCGAAGCCCCAGGCAAATCCGAATTTCCGCATCAGCTCGTAAATGCCCTCGCCGTCAATAATGCCGAGCTGGAGCGAAAGCTCCGTGATATATGCCCCCATCACCGCCTGGATCGACTGCTGCAATCCGGCCTTTGAGGTGTTCATGATGTTGGCCTTGAAGGAAAACTCGAACCGGCCTGAAATATCCGAAGGGTTGTCAATCGTGATGTAGGGGTCTTCTGACGGCTTCAAAAGCCCAACAACCCTAATCTTCTTCTTCTCCGGCAGGAAGTTTTGATTGGCCTCATGGATGATTGACCAAATCTCGGTGAGCCCCATGAAGAACCGTCTCAAAATGCGCTCCGGCCTCGACTCGCCCTGCGAGAAGATCAAAGACATGCCACCGACCGTTCGGAGCGCCGATGCCTTCCCCTGGGGAACCTGACCCGATTGAAGCCCGCCGATGAGAGTGACCTTTTCTTCCATCTGCGTAAGAAGCGTCACCATATTAAGGTGGAAAACCTGATCCTGATTGTTGAATTGCGGGAAATGTATGTCTTTCTGCGGGTCGTTAAGAGGATACCCCTCGCCTGGGCTCAATCGAATGATCTCCGGCTTCATCGCACCAGTCGGTCGGTAGAAGAAAAACGGCGCATTTTTGATTGTGCCGGAATCAACCGCTTGATCGAGGGTCGTTTTAATTGCGTCGTGCAGACCCTCAAGAATCTCCAACTGGCTAATGCCACCATAGCGGCCCCTGACCGGAATGAAACTAGACCCGGCCAGAGGGCGGCGCGGAGGATTAGAGGGGAACACCTCTGTCAACAGCTTTGCACGCGCTAGGGCCTTGATCTCCTTGATTACCCACCACACCACGTCCTCATCGACGCCATCCCCATCAATGTCAAAGGTGTCAAAGCAGAGATACCGGGTCAGCGTGCGGTGTGAGCCAGCAATGGTCTTGGACGGCTCTTGTGTGCCATCCACGCCCTGCATAGCGTCCTTGGCTTCCCTCGCCTCTTGGTTTGTGTGGTCCCCAGCGACCACAGTGAGTTCGTCAAGGTCATCATCCGTAAGCAGGTCATAAACCCCGGACTTCTTCAGCCGCTTGATCTCATCGACCGTTGGGTAATCGATCAAAATAACGTGGCTGGCACCGTGGGGATTGCTCGGACCGGGTATCCTGAGGTTGGCCGCCCGAGCAGGATACACAACGTCGTCCCATTCCTTGGGAATAATCCGAGGACCGTTAAAAACCTCGACCTCTCGCCGGACAACCATTTCCACGCGACCGTCGTTCCTTGCGTCCTTGGTATAGAAGGCTATCTCGAATCTCTTGCCGTCCTGAAATATCTTCCAATCAAACGCATCCGAGCCAGGAACGGGAATGGCCCCTGCGCCGGGGAACTGTTTGTCAATTAACGCCGCGAAATAGTCAATCGGAAGCATCCCCCTTGGTATCTTGGGGAACATCCTCGCGTCCGAAACCTCCCGCATCTCCTTCACCCAGGGAACAAACGCCGTCATCACCCCGTCATTGGTAAAGGCGTCAGATAGATCGCCAATGGTGTTTTCACCGTCCTGCTCGTCGAACACTTGGCAATCAATGAGCTTGTCGATAACCTTTTCTTTCTTGGCATCCGTGCGGTCGATAGCGTTAGCTCCGACAGGCGGACGAAACGACATAACAGCGTTGTGAAGGGTGTCCTGAATCTTGAGACTTTTTTCCGTCATGTCCGGCAGGGCAAGATCACTCGAATCCTCAAACGGCCAATCCTTGCCCTCTGTCCACATGCGATATTTGGCATACCGCTGTATCCGGGCTTCCTTCTCTTGAGACCGAGCGTCATCATCAACCTGAAAGAAATGTAGAACGCGCGTGACAACCTTTTCACGATCAAACGTGAAGGCCCGCCGCCTTAATCTTGTGCGTTTAACTCGATCAACCATCTTCCAGCGCCTTGTCAATCATGGCTTGCCATCGTTGCTTCATTTTCGCTAAATGAGCGCTGCGCGGTGTTCCAAGCTCAACAGCCATTCGTCGCTCTGATGACACAGATGCCGTCTGATGCCATGATGCTAAGAGCATCTCCTCTGTCGGCTCCCGCATGGCCCCAATGGCGGCTTTGGCTTTGTCGTCATAAGCGGCGTTGGAAATTGCTCGCGCCACACGCTCAGTCATGGATTCAGCCACTTGCTAACCTCGTATTTAATATATCATTCACTTCGGACCACGCTATGGCCCCAACAACCCCCAGAGGAACCATCCCCATCAACCTTATGACTTCCTGTTGGGCGACCTCTATCTCTTGGTCGCTCACCTTCCGTCCTTTGATCTCAGCCAAATGGTTACATTGAAATGCCATCGTCTCGACGCATTTAGACCAAATTTCTGTCAACTTCGTTTCAGTCTCGCATTGGTCACAGAACGTTAGACTAACGGTAGAGCCGTCAGTAAGAATAAGGGTAGCCCTCACGGCGTTGTCTAGGGGCTGGCCTACGGCCCCCGTGGAAGGAGCAATCTCGAATACCGGCTCATCACAGAGCGTACAGCAACCATTACGTTTGATATTCATGCTTACGTTCCAAGGGGGTGTTGCAAGCCAAACAAATCAAATGGTTCCGGTCGCTACCGTTGCCGGAGGGCCATTTCAGGACATGTTCGCAGACCCCCTCGCACTCCAACGGCTGACGCATGATTTCATATTTTTCGATGTGGCAGTGGGGGCACCAAACGACGGCCTCGCGCTCTAAATCAGTCTTTTCCATCCGGCAATCTTCCTTTCGGTAATTCCTTGGCAAAGTCCTTCTTCAACCGCTCTACCCCAACGGTCCATTGCTTGGCTAGCTTGGAATGTAGGGCATCGACCGCCTTATAGTGCCTCTCCACACACAGAGCACACTTCTCACAATACTGACATTGCTTGACCAGCCCGAACTCCTTTATGTCCGCCTTGTCAACAATGGACGCACCACACCCGTCGCAGATATAGGCAATAGCCATATTATCCCTCAGTGAGTGGTGGGTGATTGCTCAAGGGTAAGCACGGCACTTCGCCGCCCAAACTCCTGAGCATATTCTTCCGCCTCGCGCTCGGTCATAAATTCCGCAAGGATAATATGCACCTCAAACCCGCCAACGTCGTTAGCATAGGTGCGTATCTCTGGAAACTCGTCGTCCATATCAGTATGCCCCTCGTCTTGTTCCTGGGCGGGTAAGAATCTGTGCCCCCGCATAAAGCATCCTGAACTCCGGTAGCCAGTTGAAGTGATATTTCAACAAAGTTGGAAAATCGTCATATTTGGGCTTGGGCTTCTGCTTGAGATCGCGCTCCTGAGTGCGCCTGAAGTCATCCCACACATATCTCTTTAGCTGCGTAATCGAAGTCTGACACCTCGGATCAACTGTGAGCCTCGGCTTTCGTGTGCTGGGGTCAGGCTTGAGAAACTGGTTGATCCGCTGCCGACCCACATCACTATCGTCTGCAAGATCGCATCGCAGACCAGCAGCGTCAAATTCATCCTTCCAGGTTATTCCCCGTCTAGCCCCCGCTGGGCTCTGCCCCATGTTAGGGTCAATGAGCCGCAGCTTCACGTCGAGTTTCATGGACTCCTCGACTTCACCAACATAGGCCGCCACGTCGGCTGGATCGCCGTCTAACTCTCCATCAACCAAAAGGTGGTAATCATCGTTAGGGTCTACGACGACCCAGCCAAACATGTGTGGCTTGCGCGGGTGGGGGTCAAGCAGAAACACCACCGGCCACGTTTCGATAATGTCCTGCTCTCCAACATGGCAGTATGACCCGATATCATCACTCTGCTTCTCGCACCCGCACTTCCCGTTCAGTGATATGCAATTGCTAGAGCAGGCAAAGCACCAAGTCGTCTCTAGGTCCGTGAAAAGAGGGTGTATCCGATTAGAGAACCTTAGAGGCTGCCCGTAAATCCTGACCTTTTTAGTTTCCTCCGACCAGCCCGCCATCTTCTTTCGGACGGATATTTGATCGATGTGAATGTTCTTTCTAGTGTCTAGCTCAATCCATTCCGTGTCTGGATTCTTGTTGGGGCCAGGAAGCCCCGGCTCATAGACATCATCAAATATCCAATCGACTGGAATGGAAGGATCGTCCTTCCACGACATGGAAAGAATTATCCGCCCCCCAGCGTCAATCACGCGGGCCT